AAATAGAGTCACATTTAAAACAAAATATGTATCGTATAACAATTAATAATGATGTCATAAAAACAGAAGATGATTTATTAATACATAGTGAGGGCGAAATAAGAATGATCCCTTTAGTTTCTGGTGCATGGTTTTGGGTAGCTGCTGCATTTTTTGGTGCTGGTGCTGGTGCCACTGCTATAGGTGGTGCAGTGTTTGTTGCTATTGGTTCTGCATTGACTGCAATAGGAACATCAATGGCTATTGGTGGTGTTACTAATATGTTATTTCCGCAACAACAACCTAATGTTGGTGATGTAAGTAGCGGATTAAGTGAAACAGATTCAAGAGTTAACTATTCATTTAGTGGTATTCAAAATGTATCTCGTAGTGGAGTGTGCATACCTTTGATATATGGAGAGGTGTTTACTGGATCTATTGTGGTTAGCTCTGGTACTGATACTGCCCCAGTATCATTTGGAGGATAAAAAATGACGTTACCACGTTTTAATTCTGATTTTAGATGGAGAAGTATAGATTACGCTGCTTCAAGAGGTCAGACAAATTTAAGATATTATGATTCAGAGATGAAAGATGGCGAGATTGGTTCTCGTCAATTTATAACAAGTGTAGATGTAATTTGTGAGGGTGAAATAGCTGGCTTTCCCTCTGCTATTGATGCTGGTCATACATTTGGTACTGATAATTACAAGACAACAGCATTAAAAGATGTTTTTTTAAATAATGTACAAGTGCTACAACAATCCGCATCTAATACAGCCCCAACTGATAGTGATTTTAATTTTGGAACTGTATCTACTAGACCAGCATTTATACCAAAAGTAGGAACAGCAGATCAAACTAAAGTTAGAGGTATTGCAGAAACAGAAAGGGATAGACCTGTAGGAGTAACTGTAACTGTAGCTCAACCACAAACAGTTTCAATAACTGACACTAATACAGATGGAATACGAGTTACAGTCGGTTTTCCAAGAATACAAAAAATTGAAAGTGATGGAAATATATCTGGTACAACAGTTGAGTACAATATTCAATTAAAAGACCAAGCTGGAACTTTACTTAAAAAAATTGTTCCACAAACTTTATTAACAGGTTTAGATAGAACTATATTTCATAGTGGCGGTAGAATTATTGGAAAAAGTACCTCACCCTATTTTAAAGATCACATTATAGACTTTGGTACTAACGCTGATGGCACACCAGCAGTTACAGCTTCTGATTTTCCATTAACAGTAACACTAACAAGAGAGACAGCAGATAGTACAGATAATTTATTATTAAATGCTTTTGAATTAACTTCAATAACTGAACTTGTTTTTGAAACTCCTACATATCCAAATACTGCTGTTGCTGCTTTACGTTTTGATGCTGAAATCTTCAGATCCGTTCCCCAAAGAATGTATAGAATCAGAGGACGGCTTGTTAAAATACCTCACAATTCAACTGTTAGATCAGATGGTTCCTTATCTTTTAGTGGCTCATTTAATGGCACATTGAAAACTGCAAAAGAATGGTGTAATGATCCAGCTTGGGTTCTTTATGATCTTATTACTGAAAGTAGGGCTGGATTTGGTGATTTTGTATCAGAAGATGAGGTAGATAAATATGCTTTTTATGCAGCATCAGAATATAATTCAACTCTAATAGATGATGGTCAAGGTAGTACATCACCTAGATTTAGTTGCAATATTGTTATTCAATCTAGTACTCAAGCATATACTTTACTAAATAAAATTGCATCAATAATGAGGGCAAGTTTATTTTTTGAAGATGGTAAAATTACACTTTCGCAAGATCGACCAACTACAAGTTCATATTTTTTTTCTTATGCAAACGTAACTGAAGATGGTTTTGTTTACACAGGGGCAAGCCAACAGACAAAAGACACAGTAATAAATGTAAAATATTTCCAAAATGAAACTAGAACTTATGAATATGAGACAGTAGAAGATACTACTGCAAATCAAAGTAAGTATGGTGTTGTTGTTAAAAATATAGAAGCGATAGGTTGTAGTGATCAAGCACAAGCACGAAGAATGGGATTATGGCATCTTTATACTCAAAACAACGAAACGGAAACTGTGGCATTTACAACTACCGTAGATGCAGGTTCATTAATAAGACCTGGTGATATAATCACAATCCAAGATCCTGTTCGTAGTGGATTAAGAAGATCTGGAAGAATATCAGCAGCCACAACAACACAGATTACTGTAGATAATACAAAAGACTTACCTACAGAGGCAGCTAGTGGAGATCAACTATCAGTTATACTTTCAGACGGTACTTTAGAAACTCAAACAATATCAGCAATATCTGGTTCTGTTATTACAGTTTCTAGTGCTTTCGCATCTGCACCACAAGTAAATAGCGTTTGGTTGTTAGTAAGAACTGCTGTTGAAACAGAAGACTTTAGGGTCTTATCTGTATCTGAAGATAATAATTTGTTCACGATAGCAGCAATGTTTCATAATTCTGATAAATATGCTTTTGTAGAAGATGGGGCAGCAATTACAACTCCTGTTATTACGAATTTAGTTGAATTGAAAGATTCTCCTAGTGATTTAACAGCAGAAGAACTAATTATTGTTTTAGGTGATAGAGCCGTAAGTAAAATACTTCTGACATGGCAGCCTGTTTCAGGGGTTTCTCAGTATTCGGTAAAACATAAATTTAATGATGGTAGTTTTCAGACAACTATTGTACAGAGTCCTGTTTTTGAAATATTTGATAGTGAATTAGGAACTTATGAGTTTGAAGTTTTTAGTTATAACGCATTTTTTGAACCTAGCGTAATACCTTCTTCACTTACTTTTATTGCTGAAGGTAAAACAGCAGTACCAGCAGATGTTCAAAATGTAAGAATCGAACCATTATCAGATGAATTTGTAAGATTACGTTTTGATAAATCTACTGATATTGACGTGACCCATGGTGGAAACGTGGTTATCCGTAGTTCTAACCTTACAACTGGAGCAACGTTTACTAATTCAGTTGATGTTTTACCCGAACTTTCTGGAAACGTTAGTGAGTCGATTGTTCCAAATATTGTAAATGGAACGTACCTTTTAAAGTTTAAAGATGATGGCGGTAGACTTAGTTCTGGTGATGCTTCTGTTGTTGTTCTTTCAACAAGTCCTGATGTATTTCCTAAGTTAACAATTTTAGAAGATAGAGAAGATAATGACTCACCACCTTTTCCTGGTGAAAAAGTTGATTGTTTCTTTAGTGATGAGGTAACTGGTCTTGTACTTGGATCGTTGGAGACTTTGGATTCTCAGACAGATTTTGATGCAATTCCTGATTTTGATTTCTTAGGTGCTATTGATGTAACAGGAGGTTCTTATAGTTTTGCTAATACATTAGATTTAGGTGGTAAGCAACCATTACGTTTGCGAAGACATATGGTCACACAAGGTTTTTATCCTAATGATTTATTTGATAAACGAACAGCCTTGATAGATACTTGGACTGATTTCGACCAAGCCACCGCATTTGATGTTGGAGCTTCTATGCTAGTTGCTACAACTGACTTAGATCCTGATTTATCAGTCTCAGCTACTTACGGACAAAGTGCTACTACCATTACTGTAACAAAAACCTCGCATGGATATTCTGTTGGTGATTTTGTAGTTATAGACTTTACTGCTGGATCTGCAACAGATGGAAATTATCAAATTGTTTCTGTGCCTAGTAGCTCAACATTTACAGTTACTTCAGCTACAAGTGCAACAATATCAAGTGGTACATCTTGTACTTATGGAGCTAATTTCAGTCAGTTTAATCCTTTTGTTAATGGTGTTTATGTTGCACGAGGTTTTAAATTTAGATGCGATATGGACACAAACGACCCAGCACAATCTATTGAAATAGATCAGCTTGGATATACAGCAGAATTAGAAAGCAGAACAGAAACAAGTCTTGGTAATGCAGGGGCTACAAATGGTTTGATTGCATCTGGGACATCTACCAAATCTGTTACATTTACCAATAGCTTTTTTACAGGTCAGTCTGGCACAAGTGTAGGAGCCGATACTGTAAAACCTTCTGTTGGTATAACTATTGAAAATGCTGCTGCTGGTGATTTCTTTACGATTCCAAGTATTAGTTCAACTGGTTTTACAATTAACGTAAAAAATAGAGATACATCTGGTAATGAAACTTTTGTAAATAGAAATTTCAAATATGCTGCAACAGGATTTGGGCGTGGTAGTTAGTTTTAAAGTAGGATATACTTAGATTAAAAAATTGGGTTAGACAATGAGCCAAAATGATATGAGCATAGATAACGGCACAGGAAATGCCGTTAGACTTGATATAAATAGTGCATTACAAGCTTTAGCAAATAACAGTACTGGATCATCTGCCCCTTCTACAAATTACGCTAGTCAATTTTTCGCTAATACCAATACAGGTATTATGCAGCTTAATAATACATCTGGAAACGCATTTATAAATCTTTTTACTCTTACTGGTGGGCCATCTTTTGCTGTTGATGGAACGATAAACTCTGTAAATATTGGTAAAGGAACAAACTCTGTTGCTGGTAACACTGTTCTTGGAGAAAGTGCTTTAGATGCTGCTGTTTCTGGTGGCAATAATACTGCTATTGGTTTAAGTGCTTTAACAGCCCTAACTTCAGGAACAAATAACACTGCTGTAGGTTCTATATCATTAGTAGCAAACACTACTGGCAGTCACAATACTGCTCTTGGATTAGGTGCTTTAAATGCAAACACAACCGCAAGTAATAACACCGCAGTAGGTCGTTCAACATTATCTACGAATACAACTGGAACTCAAAATACTGCTGTTGGAACTCTAGCTTTAAACCAAAGTTCAACTGGCGATAATAATGTTGCTATCGGTCATTATGGTTTGCAACAAAACTCAACTGGAGATAAAAACGTAGCAGTAGGATCTTTTGCTTTGGATGCTAATACTACAGCGAATCAAAGTACTGGTATTGGATATAATGCTTTAACAGCAAACACAACTGGATCATCCAATACAGCAGTAGGTAATTCAGCCTTGTCCGATAATACTACTGCCGCTAATAATACTGCTATTGGTAATAACGCATTAGGGTTAAACACAACTGGAACACCAAATACAGCCCTAGGTGCTTTAGCTTTAGACGCTAATACTACGGGAAATGGAAATACCGCACTTGGATATAATTCTTTAGGTGCTAATACAACGGCGGGTGGTAATACAGCAGTTGGAACAGATTGTTT